AAATTGACTGTTAAGCCCCATGTGACATTTAAATGCTTGGCTTAGATCTATGTCTTCAAAAACGTATTCTTGAACAGAGCAGGGGAGTTTTGTAACTGTTCCAGAGTACAGGTAGAAGCCAGATTTGCTTGCAAAGAAAACGCCAGCCGCAGATGCCACTGCCGCTTTGGGGCCAATTAAACCTGCGCCCTCATTAATTAAATTGATGGCAAAAGTTAGTGGTGGGCCAATAAATGACATGCTGTACATAGCAGTGTCTGTCCAGATCAATACCTCTTGCTGTGACTTTAAGCCACCAATGATCAGTGATCCCGAGGAAAGCCTGACGCTGCCCGCACTATTCGTTGCCAGCGGCTCAAACTGTAATTCGTTTTCACTGGTAGAGAACGCCACAAGCATTGGGTCAAGAATGCCGGTCCTAGATCCACTTGATATTGGATCAGCGCCAAGCACTATCAAGTGCCTGTCGGTTTCTGAGGTGATAACTTGAAGCGCCGCTGTAGGAACCAAGTTGGCGCCAGTAGTAGTGGCTAGATCAACAGCGCGAACGCCGAAACCATTATTTTCAACCCATCGATAGACACTGCCGCCTCTGGGGTTAATTATTAAGTTTTCACCAAAGTTGTCGTGCGTCCAAATACGCAACTGATTTAAAAATCCTATGGCGGAAGACGAGCCAAACGCGCCAGAACCCCAAGTGTTCACTCCCCAGCCAGTGCCAGCTACAAAATTGTCTAGCCCAACACTAATCTGATAAATGCCTACGGTGCTTCCACCACCATTTCCGCTGTCGCCACTGGTTGCTTGCACAATGTTTCCACTGGTGTCTTTGGTAGTAATTGTGTACGTGTTCGATCCAGTAACCAAAAGAATTTGATACTCTTGGTTTAAAACAGACGCATTGATTGCTCCGCCTAGGGTCGCGGCGCCGCTTAAAGTAACAAAATCCCCAGTAACGGCACCATGACCAGAGTCATTTACGGCTAGGGTGGTTGATCCGTTTGTGGCGCTAAATGTAACGTCACCAGCGCTGGTGGTAGATCGAATTGGCGTGACGTCGTAATATACGTCTCCGCTCTCGATGTAATATTTGAAAGTTGTGCCTGTGCCTAAAAGTCGCGTGCCGCCTAAAGTTATCCAGCTATGCAAAGCCCGCGCAATTCCCAGAAAAGTATTTTGCCCGAGCGTCACCCAGCCGCCGATTTTCTCGGCTCTCGACTTTCTGAAGCGTATAAGGTTACCGTCAACCCACCCCCCAGATGCCGAGTAATCAGTCTCTTCTTTATTGATACCCGGCTGGAAATCTACTTTTGACAGCGACATATAGCATTAAGCCAGTCGAATAATAGCGCCAGTCGCCGTAGGGCTAGGGAAGACCACGGTGAAGTCTCCAGCATTCGAGGTTTTGTTTTCGCCAAAATCAACCGAGCAAACAGCCTTGTCGCTTTGCGTGTCATTATAAATCAAGCAGCCCCTAGCCGTAACCGTTACGTTAGAAAACGTCAGGTTGGCAAAGTCACAGACAGCGGTTGTGCCTGTGGCGAACGGGGTCACGTTAGTTAAGGCGCTTCCAGCCGCTGTATAGTTAGTGCCCGAAGATTCACCCGCCGTTACATAAGCCGTAGTGCCAGACCCAAGGTTGGCGCTACTAGTGTACAACGCCAACTTAAACGAATTTCCGCCTTGCGTAAAATTATGCGTTCCAACAAGTAACTGTTGTTTGAAGGATACTGCTATTGCAGATGCTATAGCCATTTACATCTCCTTAAGAATTTTTGCTATTTCTGGATGCCCAATGCTGTTAAACTTATTAGACGCCGTTGTGCGATCAGAGGCAATTGCGCTCTTCATCCCATTTAGTATAACACCGTAAATGGCTCTACGGAAAGCTAACGCCTGCTCTTTTATGTGAGGCGCCGCTTGTTCTGAAATTCCGCAAATTCTGTTTGTGGCGTCTTCCGCCCAAAACTCTACGTCGTGGCCCTTATTATTCGTGGTCGCCACGGTAATCTTTCCCATAGAAAACCCAATATTATCATCAATCATCCTTTGTATGGCTCCGGCGAAGTTGGCAAGGTAATTGTGGTCAGATCGTGCTTTTTGACCATACTCGACAATTGAGATCTAGGGCACAATATCCAATCGCCTTCGGGGCTAGACATAGCCACAAGCGGATCATCAAGTCTGTGGTAACCATACAGGCGCTCAGTGACAGGCACGTTTGAATCAAGTAAAGTCGATCTTGGAGACACACCAATCTTAATGCCTGCTCCGATACACTTGGCAATCCAAAACTCTAGGCAGGCTCTGCCAGCCTCGGCGAAGTGAATGTTCTCTTTATAGCTGAAGTCCATGCCAAAAAGATCCATCTCGGCAACTTCTGCCCACAAACCAAAAGCTACGCTGTACGCCGCAGTGGTATTTAGGTAGGCGCATTTGCCCTCGGTGCATACTTCGGAAAGCGGATATTCGACGATTGCTGGTACGCGGTCGTCTTTCTCGCAAGAGTAGATTGGCTTTGTTACTTTAGGTAACAGGCGACGCATAACTTCAGTTTGGTTGCCTGCGGCGTCCGTGTCCAAATATCGGCTGGCTGGGTCCATCATAAAAACTCGGTCGTAATCATACGCCGATATTGCAGAGTTTATGACCCAGATTTCATCCCATTGCTTAGAGTTTTCCAGACCAATAATGAAATCAATCTGGGAAGCCCCAAGACCGATTATTGCTATTTTCTTACCTTTTAATTCGCTTGGTTTTTCCATTAAGTAACACCCGTTCGCAGTAGATCGTATCGATATTCATCTCGGCTCGCCCTGCCTTCGCTAGAGTTCTTCATTCTAGCTACTGCTTGGTTGAACCGAGTCTCGATGGAAGCTACGGCGTCGGGGGTTTCTTTTAGGAATATAGCAGCCTCTGCCAAGGTGCCGTACAACAGCGCATCCGAATACTCTGTGGATAACAGCGTAGTTGTAGAGTCGTCGTTGCCCAGCGTGATACTGTTGGGCTTGTACAGATAGTGCAACTCTACGTCGTACTGTGAGCTCGGTACTGGCGCCAATGCAAAAGACGCCTGATCGAACAGGCTGTAATACTTAGGCCGCCCAGTAACTGTTGTGCTCGGGCTATACTCTTTTAAAAAGCTTGGATGCTTATAAGTCAAATAATAATATCTGTCTGAATCAATAACAGCCAGAGAGAATGGCGCGTAAAAATCATTTGGGGTTGCCAGAAACCTGTTGTTCTGAGACAACAACCCAGTGACATTTTTTCTCTGCTCTGGAAGTTGAACTAACGAAAATATTCGATCTTCGCTCTCTCTGATAAACTCATCGAGGTTTGCGTTGAACGTCGTCTCGTCAACTTGCATGTAATTCTGCACAGCGGTCTTTAATGTTCCAAGCGTGAAACTCATGTTGTCGTAACTCCCACTGTGCCAACATTAGCACTCATTGCAAAAGTTTGCAACTTTGTACCAAGCGGTCCGTCTTTATAAGTTGAATACACCAAAAAATTTGCATAAAAGTCATTTCCATTTGAAGATGGATCTGGCCTCGGGTCCTTTAGCGCCTGCGGATCTACCGCCGGAGGCTTTGGCATTATCTGAGGTGATTTAGGGGACCACTGATCTGGACCTACCAGAAGGCCATCCCAAGTTTTTCTCATGTCGCGCAGACGGTAGCGAAATCCAGTGATATCGCAAACCCCGTATGCCAGCCTGTCAGATGCATAGGCCATTAGCTGTGATTGTATCCGCGCAAGTCTGGGGCAACCTTAAACGAAACCCTATCTTGATCTTGAGACAAAGCACGCTCAAACTCTTCCTCATAAAGCTGCTTGAGCATAGACACTTTTTCTGGCGCACGCTTCAAGGCAATGTAGTAAGCCAGACCAGCGGCAAGGCACGGATAGAACCGAAAAGGCATTTGCAGGGTATTGGCGCCAACATCGGCATCATCCATTCTTGTCAGGGCGTTGATGTATAAAGAGTAGCTCGTTGAGCTCGTAGATTTTGGTACAGGCCACACCGTAATTGTGGGGGTGATTTGCTTGTTCACAAAATACTGATTGGGCTTTCCCTCTGTGCTTTTGGTAGACAGGTTGCTATACGCGGCGCGGCTTATCCTGCTCATGGGGGCATCGGTCACCTGAGAGATTGTGGTCTCACGTATAAAAGCATCCAAGACGTCTATTGTCGCCGTTGGGTTTGTTGCGTCAATCGTGTAGACAGCCGTACCATTAACCATAGGCAAAACCTTCTGCTGAATGGTCCACTGATTTAAACCGCGATTCGCCCACTCGGACAGCATTAGGTTCAGGCTTCGATTGGCCGACTTCAAGTCGTAACCAGTTCGTAGCTCCAAGCCACAGCGCTCGAATGCTTCTTCGACGTAATCAGCAACGTCTAGCTCAAATGTTTTGGTTCCGCTTAAAGCCATTATGGTCGCCGTAAGTTATTTTTACCAATGTTAGGCATACCGCCGTCCTTCATGCCGACAGGCTTCATTGTACCACCGCTCATCTTGCCTTGGGTTCTGCCAAACAAACCGCAGTTCATGCTTGATGGCGGGCGCATTTTTTTGCTTGCGGCGCCACCCATGTTGTAATTCATGGCTTTTTTTGGCTCTCCGCCCATATTCATTTTTCTTGGCATTCCGCCATCCTTCATACCCATAGCTTTCTTTGCCGCTTTCTTGCCTGCGGTGGTGTATGGAAATTTCTTACCGTTTACATTTGGCATTATCGTCTTCCTCTGAACATTGAATTTACACCCATCATCGGGAGATTGCGTGGCATCGTCGCCGGCGCTGGGGCTCTAGTATTTAAAGTGTTGCCGCCGTTTTGAGCTTGCATGGCTTCAATTCTAGCCATAAGTGCTTCTCTATCAAATCCGCCCATAAAAGGATTGCTGGGCATTTGAGCCATTAAGACTTCTGGAGTTACCGCTGCAACACCTTCTGTAGCAGCCATTGGTTCAACGGCCTGCTCTGGGGTATTAAAGTTGCCTAGGTTAAAGTTCCCAAAGCTGCCTAGGTTTAAGTTTCCAATCCTTTCTCGCAAAGCCAAAAGTTCTTCATCGCTCAGTGTCGCGGCTGGATTTGCCACAGCCCCCGTTTTATTGGCCTCTACCTTTGCCTTCATCTCATCAATGCGGGCTTGTATATCTGGACCCATAAGGGGAGAAAATCTGCGCCCAAAGCGCCCGCCTCTTATGGGGCCCGAATCATCATATGGTGCAGGAGCCATGGGTTTTGGGGGTAGTTGTGACATGGGATCAGCCACCATGACACCCAAGCCTTGAAGCTCAACTGGCAATTCTGGGTGCGGCATTTCAACCGCAATCGGAACGTCATTAGGAAGTTGCTGCCCCATTTCAGGAAAGACCATGTCATCACCTAAATTATTTCTGGGCAATTGTGGGTTGATGCCGCCGCCCACTACCGAATCTTCCGTTACAGGCGGTGGCACATAACCAAACCCTCGCTGATCAACCGGAGTATCTAGCAAATACTGAAAGTCCGCATAAGGTGACTGTCCTGCTTGGGCTGGAGGTGGAGCCATTTGATCATAAAGCGAGCTATTTCCGCCGCCCTGTAGCGCCGCAAACAAATCCGCAATCCCGCCCGCTGGTGGCTGTGGTGCTGGTTGCGGAGGCATCCGAGGATATTGTATTGGGGGCCGTTTAACTGGGGACGGCCTAGGAATTGACATCGGAGGAAACGTCGGCAATATGGCCGGCCCGCTCATTGGAGGAAACGGCGACGGCATTTGCTCAAGCAGCTTTCTTTTCTCTATAGGGCTCATAATAGATTACCAGTTTTTGCAAGACCAATAGCTTGGGGCAAATACATCTTTCTTCTTCTGCACCGCATCGCAATTGTGCCTAGCCCGAAAGGACTTACGCCTTTCTGGTTGATTAACTTTTATTTTCATGTTCGGGTCGCCATATCTAACCAGCTTGATTTGGTCGCCCTTTTTTGCCAAAACTTTAAACTTCTTCTTTCCATCAGAAGTTCGGACCTGCTTATTGTAAGCAGGAAAAGACTCACCCCTATAGGCGAGCCTTCCCGATTTGCTTCTTGTGACGTCTTTCGTAGTAGCCATTCTAGGCGTGGAAGACAGTCATGTTGGTAAAGTCAGCTACATCATAGAGCAAGAATATTCCGTCCGTAAACAAAATACCCTCGTCAGGAATAGTCACATCCCTGCTCACAGTAGCAGAAGCAACCGTTCCCAATTTTAATTGAGACGCGCCTGTACTGCCTGTGGTGACAAAATTCAAAATGCCAGCGCTTGTGCTGCACACAATAAACGTGCCTTGCAGTCGAGCCCTTCCGCCATAAATGTTGACGGCCACCGCATCGGACATTCCGAGGCTTACATTTTGCGCTGGCTGAGCGCTAACAACCGCCCCACTTATAGTTTTAAAGTACAAAGAACCAACGACTGTGGCCGCACTCCCAAGCATAGTAAGCTCTTCAGACTGCGCGGCGCCATTGATGTCTGTGCCTGTGATAGTTGCTTTCTTGCCAACGTCGTTCGTACTGGTCGTTGTAACCGAAACAGTACGGGCACTAGCAAAGACTACTGCACCACCATCGGCATCAGTGCCGTTTATAGTGAATGCGCCCGTTGGGCGTTGGTTGGCGGCAATCGATGCAACGTCAGCCGCATTTGTATCCGCCTCTACGAAAATCGCAGAAGCGTCAGAGCCAGTAAATCTTGAGCCCATGTCGCTTCTCCTAAGTTATCGTTCGATTGAGGCGATCACATAATCCAATGTCATGCTCTTAGCCGCCGCTGCACCATTCTGAATGCCAAACGAAACGGTTAGATCTTCGTCGTCTGGAACATTTGTCAGAGTAGCTTGAGAGGCAACATGCACATCATCAACAAAGATCTTGAACGCACCCGCTCCGTCTTGACCGCCGTTTGGATCGTAGTGAAAAGCAACAGTGATGAAGGTATCGTCTACCATCACATGTATATCTTCGTTTGCCGTAATCGCGTTATTCTTCTCGATATTAAAATCAAGACCAGTGCCGCCGTCAACTTTGATGAAGTAAAGGCCATCGGTAGTATCAAGGGGTGTGGTGTCGGTGATTCCAAGACCCATAACGAAGTCACACTGAGTTGCGTCATTGACCTTAAATCGAGCCTTAAAGAAAAGATTCTTGTCGGCAACATAACGGAAGCCTTCGCCCTTCAACTGCAAGAAGTCGAGATCGTCGTCGCCTGCGTCGTTGAGGATCTGCAAAAGACCGCCAGAGCCAGATACCAAAGCCTCAGTAGCGTCGCCGCCGCCAGCCTCTGTAGTTGTGACTGTCCAATCTCCCGCCGTATAGGTGAAGAAGTCGTTTGTGTAGGTTGCGTACTTAAATGGATCTAAGTAAGGGTAGTCATATAGTGGATCGCCAACCGCTTGGTTGGACACGCCATTTCTAAAGTGTGTAGGCATAACAGTTCTCCAAAAAACCAGCGCGAAAATGCGCCATTAGCTACATTGAGTCCCAAGTATAGCGCACAGTTTTTAACAAGAATAGTTTATTTTATTTGGTACAAACACTTGCACAACGACACGATATGTGAGACTATAGCAATGTAGTTAATTAACGGCAGAAAGGGGAAAAATATGAATGAAGTTAAGGTTTATCACAGTGCAATGTTTTGTCGCCCAGACAGCGGCTTTTCTTTGGTGGCAACAGTAAAAGTGCCTGAAGACAAGGGCCCTATGGAAGCTCTTGAGTATGCCTTTCGCTGGACAAATAACGTAGCGGGGTCTTGGTCAAAAGAAGAGGTGGTATCTCACATGGATGAGTACGGTGACAACGTGGAAGAGACTAACGGCGATTACAACAAGGATGTCACTCCATACGACTTCAGAGACGATGGACTTGGCACCCGATCAACGTCAGTTGAAGATAGAATGATTTTGAACGGTGTTGTTTACAAGGTATCTGATCTCGGATTTAAGGAGCTTCCTCTAGCTCCCGCAGAAATCAATATTGACATTGAGGGGGGTAAAGAAGAATAAAAAAAAGGGAGCCATGGGCTCCCTTTTTCGATTTACAGCCTTTGGGATTAAGCTCCCTGAGAACCGTAGATACCACGCCAGTCAGACCATGAGAAGCTGTAACGCTCTCGGGCCTTGTAGCGAATGTTGCCGGTTGTGAAGTCTGGCTCCATCGAAGTCTCCATTGGAGTACGCTGGAACATTTTAAGACCTTCGCCGCTGTCAGTGACAGATGTCAGCAAGAAGAACGCATCGGGATCAGTCAGGTAATGATTGACTGTGTAGCCGCCGGGTAATACGCCGGTGTTCTTGATGGCATTGATGTCGTTGTCAGCAGT